CTGCAGAACCAAATCAACCAAAAAGCCGATGACACGATCACAACCGAAATGATTGCAACAGAAGATGGTAACTTGAGAAACTTCGAGGTAAAGGTCTATAAAGGCAATGCCGACATTACCGCCAATCTGGAAAACTACCAGTTTTATTGGAAGCTGACCGACAAAGACGGGAACCTGAAAACAGAGTGGATAGAAGCCAATAAGGATGCTGGTAACAAAGTATCTGTTCACTTAGATGATGTAAGGCGTGATAACCAAATCTCATGCCAGGTCATGTATGCGGAAAATAAATTTGTCCAAGCCATATATTTCTGGAACGGACTGAAGAAAACAGCGAGCAAGATCATGCGACTACAAAATGAAAATACTGTCACGATTCCTTTTATCACAGATACCCATTATGCTACAGATACCTTCATTCAAGAGGATCTTGAGAATTATGGACGTACGGAAAATCATATCAAAAATGTTGCAGAATTGTCTCATATGATTCCTTTAGACTGTATTGTCGGAGGCGGCGACTTTGTTGATGGTGGTACTACTAAAGACACAAACGTCTCAAATATGAAGAAGGTTGTTAGTCTGTTTGGATTGGCAAGCTGCCCATTTTTCTTAGCGAAAGGGAATCATGATGATAACTCGTGGGGAGATGGTCGGCAAGGTCGAGGAACTACTGCTAGAAATAAAGTCAATCAAAACTATATGGCCAGCGATCCTACTAGTAAGTCATGGCACGGAAACATGAGCTACACAATTAAGCCAAGTGAAATGTATGAAATCATCACACGACCTTCAACTATATGGGCAATCAATGAAAATCCTAATGATAAAAATATGTATTTTTATTATGACATTCCGGATAAAAAAGTGCGTGTGTTTTTACTAAACACAAATGATATTCCATATGTTTTTGACACGGATGGGTTAGTGAAATACTTGACGATTAATGTTGCTGGTTATCGACAAGCACAACTGAAATGGTTTGCGGAAAATCTTAAAAGTATGCCTGATGATTACACTGCAGTCTGTTTTCAGCATCATCAATGGGGGCAATGGTACGCAACGAATAGTGCCTATTATCCTTATAACTGGGAATCTGTAGAAGGTATTTTAAAGGCGGCAAAAGAAGGATCAAGTTTTACACGCAAATACACAGGGAACGCTGATTTCGCTAGTGATATTTCAATTACATTCGACACGCCAAAAAACATTGCTTTTCTTGCTCATGGACATCATCACACAGATCGAATCACAACTAAATATGGGATTACAAACGTTTCAACAAGTTGTTCTGTCAGTCGCCCAAAGAAAGATCAAAGAGATCGGCCTTTAGGAGAACTAGAAGAAGACTTGTGGGACGTTTTTGTTTTGGACACAAAGAAAAAGCATGTAGATATCGTGCGGTACGGAGCAGGTAGCGACCGCAGCTTTGACTACTAGAAAGGGGGAATCTTTATGGCAATTATTGAGGTTAGCAAGCAGATTACCAACTACCTAGATAGCGAAGAAATGGTAACTGCACCTGCTAATCCTGTCGAGGGTCAACGATGGACAGATACGTCTAAAAGTCCACCAGTAGCCATGATATACAAAGATGGCGAGTGGAAACCAGAACGGTTATCTGTTGAAGTCTTAGATCCGGACTTTTATCAAGATTTGGAAGATACAAAAACAGAGGTAGCAGCTGCTATCGAAAAAGCAGAGGCAGCTGAAAAGGCTGGGAAAGATGCACAAGCTGCAGGTGAAGCAGCTCAATCGGCAGCAAGTGAGGCGAAGCTAGCAGGAGAAAATGCTGCAAACTTAGCTACGCAAGCTAGTTTAGATGCTCAAACAGCTAAAGCAAAAGCAGATGCGATCCAGATTGATGTAAATGGGCTTGTTTCTGATGTAGCTACTATCAATGGAACAGTTACAGCTATCAGTAGTAAGGCTAACGAAGCTTATGAGAAAGCAGCCGCTGTGGAAGGAAGAACAGCAACGCTAGAAACCTCAGTTACTGGTCTAACTGGGCGTATGACAGATATTGAGACGACATCAACAAGTACCACTAAAAAACTGAATGAATTAGTCGTCACAGTTGATGGCCAAAAGCAAACTTTAGCAACAGTGACAACCACTGCGGACAGTGCATTGAATAAAGCAAATGTATTGGAGACTACTGTTGACGGAGTTACACAGACTCTAACTAGCGTAGAAACTACTGCAAATAGTGCGTTAAGCAAAGTCAATACTGTTTCAAGCACTGTAGATGGTCACACCCAATTAATTGCAACAACAAAAACAACAGCTGATTCAGCACTTACTAAAGCAACTCAAGTTGAGACAACAGCGAATGGTTTGAAAACAACTATTTCAAGCATTGAGACAACTGCAAATACTGCTTTAACTAAAGCTACACAAGTTGAAGCAACGGCAAATGGGCTAACCACAACAGTTACTAATATCCAATCTGATATCAACAACCTAAGCACTGCTACCAGAAATTTGCTTACTAAAACTGCTACTTTAGCAGATAGATTATCTGGAAGCCTTGACGCTAATAATTCCTATAATGGAAATGCTACTTTGAAAGGTACCTTTTCTAGTAATTATGTAGATACTTTTCGTCAAAAAACAGCATCTATACCAAGAGATGGAAAGTTCACTGTTACTTTCTGGGCTAAAGCAGATCGCAACATTAATTTCAACAATTACTTTTACGGAACTGGTACAACTACAAGTGTCGTGAATAGTGATGGTAAAAACGGCACTGGATCGGATGGCAATAATGTTTTAGCTGCCACGACTTCATGGAAGAGATATTGGATAACATGGACTCAACAAGGTGCGAGTGCAAGTAAAGAGATTCTTTTAGGAAGGATATTTAGTGCTGGTAGCCTTTGGATAAATTCACCTATGCTTATTGAAGGGACAATGCCAACTGACTGGGCGCCTGCTCCTGAAGATATGGCGACCATATCTCAAATTACCCAGCTGTCAGACCAGATGAATTTCAAGCTAACTTCAACTGATGGCGGCGTAACTCAGATTGATATGCAAAACCAGATAGTTACTATTTCTTCTGAGAATATTTATCTGACAGGAAAATCGAATATTTCAGATGCCATCATAAAAACAGCTCACATAGCTGACCTAGCAGTTTCTAACGGTAAAATAGCGAACCTCGCTGTGACTGAAGGGAAAATTGGAAATCTAGCAGTTACTACAGCAAAAATTGCTGACTTGGCCGTCAATAATGCCAAGATAGCCAGTCTAGATGCAGCAAAAATCAACACAGGTTATCTTGCTGCAGCGAGAATTGCAGCATCCAGTATTACCACGGATAAATTAAATGTAGAAAAGCTTTCAGCTCTCACATCAAAATTAGGAGAGGTAGACGCAGGAACTATTACGGGTGTCGTCATTAATGGGTCCGAGTTTATTAATGCATTTACTTATACGGAATCAGGAGTAACTTACACAGGCACTACGACGATGAAAGATGGAAATGTCGTTATCTCAAGAACGGGAAGCGACGGATCGTCATGGACCACTAAGGTTGATCGCCAGCTCGGTTTTGAAGATAGTTATAAAGCGGGATCGACTGCTCCTGCAAGAACTACACGATTAGGGCAAGGAAAGCTATATATGGTCGAGAGTGGAGTAGGGGGCTATCTTCCGGCTTCTGCATTGAATTCAACAAGTTGGGTAAACCTGCCTTATGCCTCTGGATGGACAACAGCGGAAAATAATCCGTGTCAGTATCGAATGTTTCCTCAACTAGATGGCTCATATTTAATAAGGTTTAGAGGACAATTCGCTCCAACCAGTGGAACGATTCCATCAGGTAATCAGCAACCTTTTGGAGCTGGAGGAATTCCGGTTGCAATTAGACCAGACAAAACAGAGTTTGGTTATGGCGCATCAAATCAAAATGCGGGAGGTCGCTTAGCAATATCTGGGGCGGGCAATTTCTTTTATAATCCTGAAACTACAGGTCAAACGTACTGTTCAATTTCTGGGATAAGTTACTATATCGGATAAGGAGGGAAAAACAATGGCTTTTAGATTTACGAATATTAATGTTACGTATGATCAAAACGACGAGGTGCTATACTACTCTATTCAAGTAGATAACAGTAGCGGTAATAATGATGGTGCAATTAATGCGTCACTAACATTTACACCGGAAGAGCTAGACCTTTCTGAGGTATCAAATAAAGCAAAAGAAAAATTAGCGAAATTAGCATCAGAAAAATAAGTATTTATAAATAGGAGGATTCAGATGAAAACAACATTTACAACAACCAATAGCAAGCTGCACAAATATGCTCAAATTTTAGCGGTAGTTACATCAAAAGGTCGAAAGGCTCGTGCCATCTCCAAGTTTCGCCGATTAGCAAATGAGAAAATCGAAGAATGGACGGAAAGCCAGAAAGGGTTGATTGCCACTTATTATGAAGTGCAAGAAAACGGGAATGCCAAGCTAGATGATTCTGATCAACCTATTTTGTTAGATGGTGCCAATCAAGAAGAGTATGCCAAAGAACGCAAGGAATTGGACAACGAAACAGTGGTGATCGATTTGACCGAATTCGAGCCTTTCCTTGAATTCCTTATTTCTGGGTTAGATGAAAGCGATGTTGCTTTTGGCGGTGTTGATGCGGATGTATATGATGAATTAATGGATCAACTAGAAAAATTAGGAGGGCAGGCTTAGGCTTGTTCCTTTTATTTTAGGGAAGTAGGTGGCATATGTTAAACGTAGGGGAATTAGCAACTTGGGCGGGCTGGATTATGACAATTGTTGGTTTGATGGCATTTGTTATTAGACCAGTAATGTCAAATTTCACAAAAATCACTGAGAATCTAACAAAGATGACTCATAGTCTGGATTTGTTAAATCGTGATTTAGAAGCCAGTAAGTCTGATCGAGTTGCGATTCATGACGAATTAAAGCGTCAGGATGAACGATTAGATAAGCATAGTGAAAAATTAGTTGAGCATGGAGAACAATTAAAATCTTTATGGAAAGAAAGAGGGAAATAAAAATGGATTTGAATTTCTTGCAGGAGTATTTAGTACCAGTGATTGTCGTAGCGTGTTTAGTAGTGGGATATTTGATCAAGTCAACGCCCGTATTTGCAGCAGTGGCCAATGGCTATATTCCATTGATTGTTATTGTCTTAGGAGCGATTCTAGGAGCAATCATCAATGGAATAACTGTGGAAGCGATTGTTTATGGGGCGGTTAGCGGGATTGCATCCACAGGGATGCACCAATTATTTGTACAACTTTTAAATTTAGGTAGCAATGATCAAAAACCAGATTACGGTGATGGCCAAGAGTTCACAGAAAAGAAGGAGTAGCCTAGCGGCTGCTCTTTTCTTTTATAGGAAGGAAGATAAAAATGAGCATTGAACAAATGATCAAATGGATGACCGACCGCGAAGGCAAGGTAACCTATTCAATGACAAGTCGTTTGGGTCCTAAAAGCTACGACTGTTCTTCTGCAGTATTCTTGGCCATGATCGCAGGTGGTTTTCTACCTATCGGGTCCATGGGGAACACTGAAACATTGTTTGCAATGTCAGGTACTAAACTGAAAAAAATCAGTCGATCAGAAGTGAAGCGTGGAGATATTTTTGTTGCTGGTACTCCTGGTCAGTCTAATGGGTCAGGGGGACATACAGGTATCTTCCTAAGTAATAAGAGTTTCATTCATTGTTCATACTATTGGAACGGAATCCATACCGATAGCCATGACTCGTACATGAGCACTCGTCTGCCACATCATTTTTATCGTATTGTAGCTACAGAAAATACAACCACAGGCGGAAAATCTATTGAAGCGGTAGCTAGAGAAGTGATTAATGGATTGTGGGGAAATGGTGACGCAAGAAATGCGGCATTAAAAGCTGCAGGATATGATGCGACTCAGGTGCAAAATAAAGTGAACAGTCTGTTATCTGGCAACACATCCTCGAACATTGTTGAGCAATTTACAACTTTATCCGTTGATGGCAAGTGGGGACCTGCAGTAACCACACGTCTGCAAGAGTATCACGATACCTACAAGGATGGCGAAGTAAGTCACCAATACAAAGAAGCGTGTAACGCTAACTTGTATTCGGCACAATTCGACACTACATTGATCGGATCTGACCTTATTCGTGCTATTCAGAAGGTCTTGAAAGCAAAAGGCTACTACAATGGTGCAGTTGACGGCTTGTGTGGAAAGAACACAATCAAAGCAATGCAACAAGCTTTGGGTACCACACAAGATGGAATCATCAGCCCGACTTCAAATATGGTGAAAGCATTGCAAACAGCATTGAACAATAATAAACTTCCATGGTAAACGAAATCCCCTTACTCATTTGAGTAGGGGGATTTTTTATTTTAACCAATCACCTGTTTTTAAGTCAATAAACTTATCCAAAGTAAGTTTTGAAATAAAATTTTCTTTATATTCATTATTTTTTGTTTGAGAATCTAGTTTGAATGACATATTATAAAATTTTTCATTATTTTTGGTTTTACGAATTAAATTATGACTTATAAGAAATTCTATGATCTTTTTGTGTCCCTCATAATCATCGATTTCAAGATAAAAACATGCTACACCTTGACCTGCTGGATTAGGTCTATTACTCAATTTAGAGGAAGGTATAATTTCTTTTTCAACAGCTTCTCTACAATAATTCTTCATAACTTCTCGGCTAGTTGGAAAATCGAAAAAAATCATCCATTTTCCCACCTTCGAAGGATCTAAAAGTGTTTCTGATTTGAAGTGTTCCCAAGCGGGATTAACAATATGTTCCAATGATATCGCCTCCATTTAATTTACAATATCATTTTTGGTGGTAACGTGCAATTAGTTGTTGATCAATTACTTCAAACTCAACCATAATCTTTGTTTTACCAATCACCGAATACTTCCGAACTATGAATTGATTTCTACTATTATACTCACCAGCAACGACGATCTGCATCCCTTCGTCCACATCTGCTAAAAAGTTGAGACTGTGTGCAGCGATCAAACAGTTTACATTATCTATCGAGAAACGCACTAAAGGGGTCCTCGACATTTTCAACACTCGTATCTTCGAAACTACACCTTTCAATGACTTCATGATGATCGCCTCCATAAGCTTGAACATAATAGCAACAATCTGTTTTACCTAAAGTGACAGCAACATAAAACTCGACACATCTTGCGCCGAACAAAACTTCCTGAGATTCAGAAATACTGTCCGGGAATTCATTTATAAACTCGGAATAGGATAAATAGCCTTGCTCGTATTGGCTGATGATATTCATCACACATCAAACCACTTTTTCTCAGAAAAGAAATCTATATTTCGAATTTCACCATATTCTATGAGGGTGGATCCGATGTAGATTCCCAAATCATTATGACCAGACAGAAACCCGGTTATATCAGGCATAAATTTTCCCAACTGAGTGTAATTTAGTTGCACGGCTAACTTTTTGTGTTTCATAAGCGCTTCCTGAAGAAACTTTCCTATTTCTTCTTCATCCATTTCTGGTTTAGGAGGGCATACATAAGCTAACTCTTTGTCAAATCTATCAATATCAGTTGTATGTTCAGACAAGAAGAATCCTATCCACTTTAATTTTTTACGATCCTCATAAGGTTTAATCATTCCCAT